CCTTATGACGCTGGTCTATTCTACTGCCCATACGTACCTCTACAGATGGTACGTGCTATCGGTCAGGATAGCTTCCAGCCAAAGATCGGCTTCAAGACTCGTTACGGCATGGTTGCAAACCCATTTGCTACTACACGTGGTGACGGTACTGTTGGCGAGCGCAACACTGCTGCTGACGCTAACATCTACTATCGCATTTTCCGTATCCGCAATCTTACCTAATAATAAGCATAAAAGCGGGCAGACTAAGGCGGGAGTTTTCTCCCGCCTTTTTTATTGGATGTATAAATACCGAAGATATACCAAAAAGGCAATAGATTAATGACTACTTCAGCTTTGGTTACACCTGAAAACACTAGTATACTTCAAGCGAACAAGTTTACTTTTGTTATACCGCAACTACCTTTTGCCAGATACTTCTGTCAAGATGTTGTTTTGCCTGGTGTGTCAACTACTGCAATTGAAGTACCAACACCATTCATTTCGACCTACAGACATGGCGAAAAACTAATCTATGAACAGTTTTCTATAAACGCTATTGTTGATGAAGACCTTCGTGTATGGGAAGAAACTTACAAGTGGTTAGTATCTATCACTAAACCAACTGGATATGATGATTATAAAAAGTATAATGGTGGAGAAAGAGAACTTTACTTCGACGGTATTCTTACTATCAACACAAATGCAAACCTGCCTAACATGAGATTTAAATTTAAATCTTGCCATCCCGTAGCACTAGGATCTATAGCTTTTAGCACTAAAGAAAATGCTGAAACTATTCCAACCATAGATATCACTTTTAGATATGATAGTTATGAGTTAGAACGTATTTAATACTTGACAACACTTTGATTATGTTGTAGTATTGAATATGTTTTGACTTTTGGAGTTCCTAATGAAGCCACCTGTGAATATCGATGATCTTATGGAAGAGTGGTCGAAAGATTCGAAGATTGATGAAACCGAACCAGGTCGTGAACTAGCCAAAATCCCATCTCTTCATGCCAAGTATCTACGCATTATGACCCACCACAATCTTCTCGCCAAAAAGTTCATGGCTGATTTTAACAAAGCTAAAAAGGTCAAGTGGGAGTATTACTCTGGCGATCTTAACAACCCAGAAGACTTAGAAGTTCTAGGCTTAGAGCCTTGGGTGAAGAAGACACTCAGGCAAGATATACCCATGTATATTGATTCAGACCCATTACTAAATAATATTCTTATAAAGAAGACAGTACACCAAGAAGTTGTAGACTTCTGCGGTTCTGTTTTGAAAGAACTAAACAACAGAACATGGCAGCTTAAGTCATTCATAGATTGGGAAAAATTTACAAGTGGCGGATAAGATATTAATAAGCAACATCAATGAAGTATATGTAAGAGTATCGTGTGATGAAAGTATCTCTCACGAACTTAGAGAGTTTTTTACTTTTCACGTACCAGGTTACCAGTTTACACCACAATTTAGAGCTAAACTTTGGGACGGTAAAATACGTCTGTTTGATTTAAGAAAGCATCAAATATACAGAGGTTTGGTACCATACATAGCTAAGTTCTGCGAAGAAAGAAACTATGAATGTGAGTATGATAACGAGATATATGATGAAGAGTTTTCAATCAAAGAAGCTCTAGATTTTATAAAGTCTCTAAATATACCGATAGAACCTAGAGACTATCAAATAGATGCATTTGTTCATGCTGTTCGTTCAAGACGTTCACTCTTGCTATCACCTACGGCCTCGGGCAAATCTCTCATCATATATCTTTTAACGAGGTATGCTAATGCGCCCAAGTCTCTTATTATTGTACCAACTATTTCTCTTGTTAGTCAGCTTGCCAGTGACTTTGCTGATTATGGTTTTGATGCCGATAAGCATGTACATAGAATCTTTGCAGGACAAGATAAGCAAACAGATAAAAGAATTACCGTCTCAACCTGGCAATCGTTATATAAACTTCCTAAAGAATATTTCGAACAATTTGAACTGGTCATAGGCGACGAAGCTCATCTCTTCAAGTCTAAAGAGATTTCGGAGCTTATGTGTAAAATGGTAAATGCTAAGTATCGCATAGGTACAACAGGCACACTAGATGGTACAAAGACACATAAGCTTGTATTAGAAGGTCTTTTCGGCTCAGTCAAGAAAGTTACTACAACCAAAGAGTTGATGGAGCTTGGTCATGTAGCAGACTTTAATATCAAGTGTCTTCTATTAAAGCACAATGATTCAATATGCCAAGCTATGAAGACAGCTACATATCAGCAAGAAATCGAGTATCTGGTACTAAATGAAAGTAGAAACAAGTTCATTTCTAATTTAACCTTGTCGCTCAAGGGCAACACACTGGTACTGTACCAGTACGTAGACAAGCACGGTAAGTTGCTATATGACAATATAAATAATTCAATCGGCGATAGAAAATGTTTCTTTGTCTATGGTAAAACTGAGGTTGAAATTAGAGAAGAAATTAGACACATAGTGGAGAAAGAGCAAGATGCAATAATTATTGCGTCATACGGCACCTTCAGCACTGGTATCAACATACGAAACCTTCACAACATTATCTTCGCATCCCCATCTAAGTCAAGAGTACGAAACCTTCAGAGTATCGGTCGTGGGCTTAGGAAGTCTGATACAAAAACTTCAGCCACTCTGTACGATATTGCTGACGACCTAAGTCATAAAAAAAGAGAAAACTTTACACTTAAACACTTTGCCGAGCGAATAAAGATTTACTCAGAAGAGAAGTTTGATTTCAAAATCTACAAGATAGAATTAAAAGGATAGAAAGTGATAAAGATGGAAGAACAGTATGTTAAATTTATTAGGCTCTCTACTGGAGAAGACCTTATTTCCGAGATCACTGAGATTAGTGAAACTGGTAAAGAACCTTACTACATGCTGCATAACCCTTATAAGGTCGTGTATCTTACAAGTTCAAAACCTGGTTTTTATTCTGTATCTCTCATGCAATGGGTTTTTCCAAAGATTTGTTCAAAGCAAGAGTTTAACATCTTTAAGAAAGACATTATAATGATATCAGATGTAAATGATGATCTTTGTGAATACTATTGGGATAGTATTGAACATTATGAAAATGATACATCTAACCATGAGTCTAAAGCAATTGAAGATGATTTGATATCAACAGGTGACATGATTGAATTTATCAAAGAATATCTAGCTAATACAAAAGGAACAATACACTAATGGCAGTTGATAAGAACAAGTATCTCGACTTCGATACAACTAATGACTTTGGATTTACATTCTCTAATGAACAGGACATTATTAATACTAACGTTGGTTATAATTCTCTACAAGAAGAGGTAGATGATCTTAAGCAAAGGTTAGCTGCTCTACAGAAGATGTTCTTGCCTTTACTACAGAACCTTGCTAAGGATCCAGATAAACCAATGATCAAGTGGCCTAATAGGAAAGAGGTAATAGATAAGCAGATAAACAGGTTAATGCAGATAACCAAGGTATAATCCAGATATTCATATCATGGCGGACATACCCTTTATAATCGATTGTCAACCCTTTGTCAAGAGGTCTTTTTATGGAAAAGAAGAAAGTGCATTACGTGAACAATCAACGCTTCTTCGAGGAGATTGTGAAGTATCGTAAAAAGTTGCAAGAGGCCAGAGATTCCGGTCTTGAAGACCCGAGAATACCTGATTATATAGGTGAGTGTATATGGAAGATAGCTGAGAAGCTCTCTACGAAACCTTGTTTTATAAACTACTCTTACCGAGACGAGATGATATCCGATGGTATAGAGAACTGTATTCTGTATTTCAAAGATTATGATCCTGTGAAAGGTCAAAATCCATTCGCATATTTCACACAAGTCATATACTACGCTTTCCTTAGACGTATATACAAAGAAGAAAGAAACCGTTACACGGTATATAAAAACTTCCAAGAAACACTGGTATCCGTATCTGATATGTCTTTGTTTACAGATTCAGATGATAACCATTTGATTCCTACCAAGATGTATGATAACATCAATGAGTTTATGGAAAAGTTTGAAAGAAAAGAACGTGAAAGAAAGATTAAGAGAAAGATTACCAAAGAAGGATTGAACAAGTTTTACGAGGAGAAGACAGATGAAGGACGAATCACACAACATTCCATTTCAGGTGCAGAACCTAATTGACAACATGCTTAGTAAGACCGAGAGAGATCATATTAGGGATAATTACCGAGTTCGTTTAGAGTCCATTCGTGATGCAATCGATTTGAGCTTGCGTAAGTATAAGAATGATGATATGATGCACTCTCACATCAAACGAAATAGGGCTTAAATTGACTAAAATTGCTCTTATTACAGATACACATTGGGGCATCAGAAATGATAGCCCCGTTTTCTATGACTACTTCAAGCGTTCACTTGAGCAGTTTTGGCAAGTTATCGATGAACAAGAGATCAAGCATGTCATTCATCTAGGTGACTTGTTTGATCGCCGCAAGTTCGTCAACTACATGACTGCCAAACGTTGCCGCGAAGACTTTCTTGAACAGCTAGAGAATCGATGTATTCAAACACATATCATCGCAGGCAATCATGACGAGTACTACAAGAACACGCATGAAGTAAATGCGCTGCGAGAGATCGTTGAAGGGCGCTACAAGCACATTCATATCTACGATGTGCCAGAGGTGATCGTCATCAACGAATGTGAAATACAACTTTTACCATGGATTACGGACTCTAACAACAATGAATCATTTAACGCAATTCGCACATCGACTGCTGAAGTCTGCATGGGACACCTCGAACTCAATGGCTTTGAAATGCATCGTGGTGCTGTTAATGACCATGGCATGGATCGTAATATTTTCTCTCGTTTTGATCTTGTTTTTAGTGGGCATTATCATCATCGTTCCACTATTGGTAATGTTCACTATCTTGGAGCTTTTGCTGAGTACACTTGGTCGGACTATGCTGACCCAAGAGGATTCAGTGTTTTCGATACGCAAGATAGACAAGTAACGTTTTATCAGAACAAGAATCACATCTTCAAGATGCTCGCATATGACGATGTAAAGTATAAGGACATTCTTGAGAAGATTAATCAATCCAACTATGATCAGTATACCAATACTTATGTTAAGATTGTATGTGTCAACAAGACTAATCCTTATGCGTTCGATGTGTTGTTGGATAAACTATACAAATCATCTCCGCTGGATATTTCCATTATCGAAGATATCTCAGCCTTCAAAGATAATGAAGAAGATTCCGTAGTCGATGAAGCTGAAGATACACCTACAATACTCACTAAGTACATTGATGGCTTGACATTACCAGTTGATTCAGATAAGATGAAGTCTTTCATGAAAGATGTATATACGGAAGCATTGTCTGTGGAGCATGTATGATCGTATTCAAAGTCATTAGATGGAAGAACCTATTATCTACAGGTAATCAATTTACCGAAATCAAACTCAATGAGCATCAAAATGCCCTCATCGTTGGAGACAACGGTGCGGGTAAATCTACTATTCTAGATGCTTTGTGCTTTGCTTTGTTCGGTAAACCATTTCGTAAGATCAACAAGCCGCTTCTTGTGAATAGCGTCAACGAGAAAGGTTGCGAAGTTCAAATCGAGTTTGTAACAAACAACAAAGAATACAAGGTCGTTCGCGGTATCAAGCCTGGTGTCTTTGAAATCTATTGTGACGGCACTCTGATCAATCAAGACTCAACGTCGAAAGACTATCAAGAACATCTTGAGAAGTTTGTTCTGAAGATGAACTACAAGTCGTTCACTCAGATTGTCATCCTTGGTTCAGCATCGTTTGTTCCATTCATGCAGTTGTCGCCTTCTGATCGCCGTGCGGTCATCGAGGACCTACTTGATATTCAAATCTTCTCGGTCATGAATGTAATTGTGAAACAGAAGTCTGTGATGAATAAACAGGCACTAGAAGTTAATCGTGTATCTCTTAATGCTAAAGAGGAGAAAAAAGTATATGTTGAGAAAACGCTTGAAAGCCTCAGACAAAACAATGAAGAAAAGAAACTTGATTGGATGGTTCAACTGGTCAGCTTTAGTAAAGCCATGTCCGAAACGCAAGAAAGCATTACTAGTCTCGAAGAAGAGCGCGCTGCTATCCTCGCGCGAGCAACGGGTTCGAAAGCTTTAAGAGATAAACATACTAAACTGGTATCTCTATCTTCTAAGATAGATACTAATCTGAAGAATACTAAGAAAGACCTTGCTTTCTACTGTGACAATGATAACTGCCCTACTTGTCGTCAGCCTATCGATGCTAGTTTTAAGGCAACTGAAGTCAAGTCTGGTGAAGATAAGATTGCAGAATACGAATCTGGATTAATCGCGATTAGTGAACAGATCACCAGCACAATCAAGTCAATTGAAGAAGTTGATGATCTATTGATGCAGGCTGAAAAGATCCGTAGTGACATTCAAAAAGACAAACTTCATATATCATCTCTTGAGAAGCGCATTAGTGAGATTGAAGAAGAACTTGAACAATTAGAACATGCTGACAAGATCGTGACCGACAATCGAACTGAGTTGATTGACACTATCAATGAAATTGATCGACTCACGAAAGAAAAGCAGGATCTATTGACTGAACGACAGTTTATTGAAACTGCTATTCATCTTTTGAAAGATGGTGGTATCAAGACAAAGATCATCAAGCAATATCTTCCTATCATAAACAAGCATATCAACAAGTATCTGGCTAAGATGGGCTTTTTCGTCAACTTCAATATTAACGAACAATTTGAAGAGACGATTAAGAGCCGATATCGAGATGAGTTTTCATACCAAAACTTTTCAGAGGGTGAGAAGACTCGTATTGATCTTGCGCTATTGTTTACGTGGAGAGCAATCGCTAAGATGCGTAACAGCGTGAATACAAATCTACTTATCCTGGATGAGGTTCTGGATGGTTCTCTAGATAATAATGGAACAGATGAGTTCCTGAAGATCATGTGGGATATGCTCGGTGATACAAATACCTTTGTCATTTCACACAAGTCAGACATGATGCAGGATAAGTTCCAGAAAACATTCAAGTTTGAAAAGGTCAAAAATTTCTCTAGACTTTCCTCTTAACATGATGTATAGTGTTACACACATCAAAAATGGATCTGTAAATGACTGATGAGATTGAAGCTGAAATTGAAGTGAAAGACCCCTACTTTGAAGAACAATGGCAAGCTTGGTTAGCTGCTAATGATCCTAGTACGTTCGAAGCGCCGTCCGATGATGAGCTTCGTCAAGCGGTCATTCATGATCTGACCAATGTCTCTAACATGTCCGTTGAAGAATACACACTTTTTCAAAAGTGGTGTGAAGTTCAAGAGAAGTATCCGTCTCATGAAGTATCGACGTTGTTTGGTGTTGAACGTCAGTTGATGAATATCGAAGATGAAATGTTCATCAAGGGTATCCGTGATAATATCTGGACACCTAAGAATGAAGACGACTATCTAAATCTTCAGCCTGAATTGATCTACACTAAAGATGCTGAACTTTCTGAAACCTGGAATTGTATTCGCACCTTCATTTCAACAATGAAGAATAACTCCAATATTGGTAGAAACTTGAACTATCTTGTCATAGACAGGAAGTCTGGTAAGTATCTCGGCGTTATCTGCATTTCATCTGACTTTCTTGACTTGACTCCGCGTGACAAGTTCATTGGCTGGGATAGAGTGAAGAAAACTCAAGGTCATATGATCAACTATACTGCCATTGGTTCTACCATCGTGCCTTTGCAGCCTCTTGGATATAACTACGTGGGCGGTAAACTGCTTGCTTTGCTCTGCTTGTCAGATGAAGTTCAGTACCAATGGAAGAAACAGTATGGTGATGTGCTCGCCGGAATAACCACGACTTCTCTCTATGGTAAAAAGAAGCTAGGTGGACTTTCTCAGTACGATAATCTTAAGCACTGGAAGAAGATGGGTTATTCTTCTGGTTCAGTCTCATATGAGACAACAAAGCCAACCGTAGATATGATTCGTGCATGGCTCAAGAAGAACCACACTAAGAAGTGGTATGAGTGGTACATGGCGAAGAAGCCGAGTGGTCAGCCATATAAGCGGGATCATAAGAACCGTTCATATAATTTTACGTATTCTAAGATTCAAATTCCTAAAGAATTGATTAAGTCTGAACATGCGAGAGGCATTTACTTCTCACCTCTATACAATAACACAAACGAGTTTCTTAGAGGTGATATATCAGAAGACAAGTTGGTCAAGTCTTTCGATACTTCTTACGAATATCTGACCAACCTTTGGAAAGAAAAGTATGCATCTAAGCGTATTCGTTCTCTAAAAGAACAAGGTCGTGTTTCCAGTGAACGTCTATTCTATGATGATCTTGTACATCTGACATGGGATCAGACCAAAGAAAAGTATCTCTCTCAAGTAGGTCGATAATGGATTACACCGAAGAAAATTTGAACATAGTTATTGATTCTATTCGGTGTAATCTAACACTCGATCTTTTACCTTTGAAGATGAGAGAACGAAATGTCTGCGGCGGTAGCAATGGCACTTACGGTCATTGTCATACCGCCTCTGGCGTCATTTATAAAATCTTCGGCTATAAAAATGTGCATATGTACAGGGCACTAGATGATGAAAATCTTTATCATTGGTGGATAGTCGATAAGAATGGCATTGTAATTGATCCGACTCATGAGCAATACACTTTGCTCGGCAGAACTCCTCCATATGATCAAGGCAAGAAAGCTTCAATGCTTGGCTTTGAATATCGCAAGAGAGTTAATTCACTCTTAGAAAGAGTGAAACAGGACTTGCTTTCCTAAAATAGATAGAGTATCCTACAAACATGAGCGATCTTGAGCTTGACTATAGCTATAGTCTAGACCTAGCAGCGTTGCGTCTGGTGCATATCAGGTATGCAATAAAATGGCTATACAAGTGAGCCAAACTGTATATAATGGAAGCATGATTAGTGAGGAACGTATGACGACTACAGTACAGTCTAAGTCACTTCTAGCCAAGCTTCTGGCTACCGAAAATATCACCATTCGTCGCAATGCTAATGCGAAGACGGCTTCGTTTGACGTTAAGAACCGAGTCCTTGAGATGCCTATTTGGCAAGGCGTTTCAGAAGATGTTGAAGACCTTCTGACAGTTCACGAGACTGGCCACGCTTTGGATACTCCTTGCGATGGCTGGCTCAACGCTCTTGATCAGATTGCTCAAAAGCACCACACTCAAGTTACCGATCAAATCCGTAACTCTGTCAAAGGCTTCATGAACGTTATTGAAGATGCTCGCATTGATAAGCGCCAGAAGCGCCGCTATCCTGGCTCTCGTCGTAACTATCTCATCGGTTACAAGGAGTTGATTGAACGCGGCTTCTTTGGTCCCACTTCGAAGGACTTCAACACCTACAACTTTATTGACCGTCTAAACATCTATTTCAAGGGTGGTTTTGCCACTATCAAGTTTTCATCTGAAGAAATGCCGTATGTCAAGCGTGTTGAAAATGCCGAGACTTTTGATGAGGTCTTGGCGTTGACCGATGAGATTTATGGCTATTGCAAGTCTAAGGGTGAAAACGAAAAGAAGACCCTTTCGGATCTTTCTTATGACGAAGATGGCGAAGGTGAAGATGGAGACGGAGATTTTGAAGACTTCGAGGAATTTGAAGATGACGAAGATGGTGACGGTAACGGCCGTGGCCTGAGAGGTGAATGTGATATAAACGAAGAAACCGAGGGTCGTAAAAAGTCTTCGCAAAATGATCGCCGTGAACCCGGCAGTTCTAATCTTCCGTCAGAAAATGAAGACTTTGTTCCTGAGTCCGAGACTGAGCGTGCTTGGCAGGAAAAGCAACAGGATTTGACGAATAATAATATTGAATACGTGTATGCAACTATTCCTAAGCCTATTATTTCAAAGATTGTTGATGATTACAAATTGTTTTTGAAAGAAAACATGGAGTACTATAACGGAAACTTTAGTGCTGAGTATATGACTGAAGTTGCTAAGAAGTTCAGCCAATTCAAGTCGGAAGAAAACAATACCATCTCTTTTATGGTGAAAGAATTTGAAATGCGGAAATCTGCTGATCTGTACAGCAAGATTTCCATTTCTAAGACTGGTGTTATTGACACTAACAAGCTACACTCTTACAAGTATAATGACGACATTTTTCGCCGTTTGGCAGTGATGCCTAACGGTAAGAACCACGGTTTCATAATGTTTATTGACTGGTCTGGTTCTATGTCTCCTAATTTTAGAAATACACTTCGCCAGCTTCTGAGCATGGTACTCTTTTGTAAGCGCGTTCAGATTCCTTTTGAAGTGTATAATTTCCGTGAACTCAACGATTATGAGGGTAAAAGTTATTACGTGGGTCAGAACACCAGTTTCTTTGAACACAAGAAGGGTAATCTGGGTATTTACCCGTTCAAGATGAGAAATATCTTGTCGTCCCGTATGTCTTTGACCGAGCTTAATCAAGCTTTTCAAATTCTATGGGCAATCAGTATCAATAGCTATAACCGCGTTGAGCCTCTTTCCGGTACTCCTCTTAATGGTGCAATTGTTGCAGCCTCTGAACTTGTTAACAAGTTTCGTCGTGATAACAAGTTGCAGATTGTCAACACCATTTTCTTGACTGACGGAGGTTCTAACCCAATTGCAGGCATCATTAACGAGAACAATACGGCATCTTGGTCGCATCATTCCCGCAAAAGCAGGAAGTATATCATCCAAGATGAAGTTACAAAGCGTGACTATTTTGTCTCAGGTAATTTTGATGGAGATGAAGTCACCAACACTCTGTTGCGTTCTCTCAAGGATCGTACAGGTTGCAACTTGATCGGCTTCTATCTCCACTTTGGTGGATATCGTAGCGGTAGATTTGCACCCTTGTATGGCACTTATTTTGGTAGCCCTAGTAATCAAAAGCACTATGATACCATGAATAAGTTCTGGCAAGAGAACAAGTTTATCCCTGTTACCTCTCACGGCTATGACGAGTATTACATCATCAACGCTTTTTCCTTTAAAGATGATGAAAATACTTTGAATGTCGATAGCAACATGAGCAAGACCAAGATTGCAAAACAGTTCATGTCCTTCTCTAGCAAAAAGTCGGTCAACCGAGTCCTTCTCCAAAGGTTCATCAACTCGGTCTCAACAATGGCGAAGGCGGGTTGACATTCCCGCCTTCCTAATGTATCCTAACTCCATAATCGATCACACACAGGAAAGACATCATGCCTAAGATCAAGCTCTCTGACCGCGACCAGTTTATCTCTGCTGTTAAGTCCACGTTTGGTGAAATTAACACCATCACTCGGTCACAGGTTTTGGATATTTGTGATAAGTTCAATTTGGATCGCCCGCGTTGGCTGACCAATGATCAGTCTTTGCGTGTTGGTCGCGGCGTTTATGCTTTGACTATCAATTCTTCTGTTACTGAAAAGACCGTGCCCAAGACCATTGTACAAGAAAGTCAGCCGACTAATACTGATGCCATTGCAGCAATGGCTGTTGCTGCGGTTCAACTGAACGTACCGACGGTCGACCTTGTTCCTGAAAAGGCGAATGGTTATGTGCCGTTCGGCAACTTCAATGATGTCCGTCAGATTATCAAGTCTCGCAAGTTTTATCCCATGTATATCACTGGTCTGTCTGGTAACGGCAAGACCATGATGGTTGAACAGACTTGTGCCGCTGAAAAGCGTGAGATGATCCGTGTCAACGTGACAATTGAAACCGACGAAGATGACCTGCTCGGTGGATTCCGCCTTGTTGATGGTCGTACTGTCTGGCAGAATGGTCCCGTCATTGTTGCGATGGAACGTGGTGCTGTTCTCTTGATTGACGAGGTTGACCTCGGCTCTAACAAGCTTATGTGTCTTCAGCCTGTTCTCGAAGGCAAGCCGATCTATCTTAAGAAGATTAACAAGGTAATCACACCGATGCCTGGGTTCAACGTTATCGCGACGGCGAATACCAAGGGTAAGGGTTCTGAAGACGGTCGCTTCATTGGCACCAACGTTATGAACGAAGCGTTCCTTGAGCGTTTTAGCATTACGATGGAACAAGAATACCCGAACACT